TTATTTTTTATAATTATTTTTATGTTTTTTTATTAAAAGTATAACAGTCAATTAGGACATTTTTACTCAATCAATATTATAATTTATATTTGGGTTTTTTTGTCCTAATTGGCTGTTATACTTTATATATTTTTTTAAAGTCCGCAAAAATAATTTATATATTTTTTAGTATATATATTTTTAAAGTTATTTCAATATATATTATTTTTCAAATTTTATGAAAAATTGATTTTAATATATTAAATTTATAGTTATATTAATTTAATATATATACCTATTATAATATGACATCTAAAACACTAATTTTTGAAGATGATGATTATTTTCATGAAAATATTGATATAAATTTAAATGAAAATTTTGATGAATATATAAAAAGTTATGATATAACAAAAAATGATATAAATACAAATACAAAAGTATTCTATTTATTAACAATGAAATTAAAAAAAGAATTACAAGAACACTATATTAATTATATGTCTTCTATGTCTGATGATGAAGAATTAAATAAAAATTTAACTAAAAACCAAATAAATAAAAGTGCTTTAAATTACATTAATTCTAAATATAAAGAATTAATTAAAACTAAAAATTATAATTTAATTACTAAAATTCAAAAAAAATATAATATTAAACAACAAGATGAATTAGTTTTTAATTATTGTTAATTTCATCTTGTAAATATGCTAATTTATTTTTTTCTTAGTTTAAAAATTTTATCACACTTATATACTTTTATTTTTTAAATTTATTTTTATATTCCTAAAAAATATTCAGTAAAATTAAATTTTGGCTATTGTTATACTTTTTATTTTTTACTAACGCAAATAATGAACTACAAGAATAACCATAATCTGTTTTATTTTTTAAATTATATTTATTTATGTCATCAATTATACTATCTGGAATGGAATATTTTTATTATACTTATTCACTTTTTATTTTTATCTTAGTTTAAAAATTTTATCACACTTATATACTTTTATTTTTTAAATTTATTTTTATATTCCTAAAAAATATTCAGTAAAATTAAATTTTGGCTATTGTTATACTTTTTATTTAATGTAAAATTTTGTAGAATTTTAACACCGTTAAAATTCACACAATTTTTATTTTCACATAAAATTTACATTTTCACAAATATTTTTTTTATTTTCACAATTTATATGCTTTATTACTTTTTATATTTTCACTCAAATTTTCACAAAATCACAATTTTTTTATTTTCACAAATTTTCACAATTTTTTTGTGATTTTTTCACTTTTTTTGTGATTTTTACATTAAAAAGTATATATGCCTAATAAAGAAAAGAAAATATTTTTTTTAATTATTTATTATTTTATTATGCTTATATTCTTTTTAGTTTTTTCAATTTTTTTATTATTTTTTACGGACATTTTTTACAGGATTTTTTTATCGGAAAATTTACCCCATAGAAATTCTGCATTTTTTATATTTTTTTCAGGTCATTTGAAAGAGTGTTTTTTTATATAATTTTTATTTTGTGATTTTATTATTTGTTTTTATTTGATATACTTTTTTTATTTTCACAACTTTTTATTTTTTGTGATTTTTAGTTTGTGAAACTTTCACACATTTGAATTTAGTTTTTATTTTTTGTGAAAATATAGATTTTGTGAATTTTTGATTTTGTGAAATTTTCACAAAATTGTCAATTCTATATTTTCACAAAAATTATTAAAATCACATAAATTTTTACATTTTCACAAAATTTTACATTTTCACAAATTCACAAAAAAATTTTACATTTTCACAAATTCACAAAAAATTTTACATTTTCACAAATTCACAAAAAAATTTTACATTTTCACAAATTCACAAAAAAATTTTACATTTTCACAAATTCACAAAAAAATTTTACATTTTCACAAAATCTATATTTTCACAGAAATTTTTTAATTTGTGAAAGTTTGACAAATTTTGTGAATTTTTTATTTTCACAGAAATAATTTTGTGAAAATAATATTTTTACGGTCATTTTATACTGGTAATTTTGTGAAAATATAAAAATTGTATTTATGCTTATCAATTCATTTATTTTTGAATTTTATTGTAATTTTTATTGTAATTTTTATTTTCACAAGATTTTTGGATTTTATTTTTGTAATTTTCACAAAAAGAATTATTTATTTTGGATTTGACAAATTTTTTTTATAATTTTTTACGGGCATTTGAAAAAGGGTTTTTTGAGATGAAAATAAATAAAATGAAAAATGATTTATAAATAAATTTATATTAAATAGTAATTATGGATAATAAAATTAATTGCGGAATTGATAAATTAAAATACAATGAAAATTATAAATTAATAAAAAAAGAACACAAAAATGTTAAACAATTGAAATATTATTTGAAAATAAATTACATAACATTTTATTTTTTTTCTTTATACAAAGACACCAAAAGAAAAGATTTAAAATTATTAACTGAAAAATTAATAAATATAATTGAAGAAAATAAAGATTTTATTGACTTTAATAATTTTATTGATATATTTAATCAATATGAATTACCAATCAATGTTTATAGTATTGATGGTATTTTATATTCAAGAGGACTAAATAAACACAAAATTAAAAATATTAATTTATTTTATTATAATGGTTATTTTTACGGAATTCGTAAATAATTGAATTTAAAATATCTATATATATTATATATATTATACAATATGAATATTAGTATTTTTGATTTTAAAGATGCACTTATTAAAACATTTAATTCTAAGGATATGCCTGACAAATTTGGTAAGGAAGAATTTATATTAGGTAATGTTTTAAATAATACTTATAAAAATATGAATGTCGTTTTCATTGATGACAATACCATTAAAATTATGAATAATGATGAATTTAAATTATACAGTAAAGAATTAAAAAAAAAATATAAAAATGATAAGAAAAAAAAAGAATTACAAGAGATTGAAAAACAAAATAATTTATTGTCAGATGAAATTAATAAAGATGATCCAAATAATATTAATATTATTGATTTTGATGGTAAGATTTTAAAAACAATTACACAACAATTTAAAAAATCTAAATTTTTATTATATAAACCATTCATACAAAAAGAATATCCTAATATGTTTGATGTTGAAATTGATGATAATACTATTAAAATTATGAATGAAGAACAATTTAAAAATTATAAAAAAGAACAAAATAAATTATACAGAGAACAAAATAGAGATAAATTAATTGAATATGATAGAAAATATAATCAAGAACATAAAGATGAAATTAATGAAAAACAAAAACTATATTATCAAGAACATAAAGATGAAATTAAAGAAAAAAATAAAAAATATAGAGAACAAAAAAAAGATGTCATTAATAACAATATTAAAAAATACAAAGAAGAACATAAAGAGGATATTAAAGAACTTAATAAAACATATTATCAAGAACATAAAGATGAAATTAAAATTAATAATAAAAAAATTAATATTATTGATTTTGATGGTAAAATTTTAAACACTACTACTTTTAAAAATAAATCTTCTTTTTTAGAAAAAAATTATCCAAATATGTTTGATATTCAAATTGATGATAATACTATTAAAATTATGAATGAAGAACAATTTAAAATATACGGAAAACAATTAAGAAAAGAATATAGGGAAAAAAATAAAGATAAAATTAAACAATATGATAAACAATATTATGAAGAACATAAAGATGAATTAAATGAATATTATAAACAATATTATGAAGAACATAAAGATATTATTAATGAAAAAAAAAGAATTAAATATAATCAAAATGTCAATAATATTAAAGATAAAATTATTCAATATAAAGAACAACATAAAGATGAAATATCTAACAGAAAAAAAGAATATAGAGAAAAGAATAAAGAGAAATTAAAAGAATATGATAAACAATATTATCAACAAAAAAAACAAAAATTATTAAATAATAAACTAAACACATAAATTTTTTATTTTCACAATTTTACATTTTCACAAATATTTTTATTTTCACAAAAAATTTTATTTCTTTTAGAATTTTAAAAATTATCAATTATTCAAAAAAATATTTTTTTGTGAATTTTTCAGATCTTTTTTTGTGAAAATATAAAATTTGTGAAATTATCAAATTTGTGAAAATAATAATTTTTATACCTTATAAATTCACAAAATTTTCACAAATTTTATATTTTCACAATTTTGTTTTTGGATGTTAGAAATTAAATTCACAATGTGAATTTAATGGAGAACAAAATTTTTTATTTTCACAAATTTGATAATTTCACAAATTTGACTAAATACAAAAAAATTATTTTCACAACATTTTTATTTTCACAAAATATATAATTTTACGGTCATTTGAAAAAATTTATTTTGTGAAAATAAAAAAATGTATATATGTATATTAATTATAATAAAATCACAACAATTATTATTTTCACAAAAAATTTTATTTTCACAACTTTTTTTTATTTTTTTTGAATTTGACAAATTTTTTTTTATATTTTTTTACGGTCATTTATGAAAGATATTTAAAAAATAACTTCTCATTATATTATATAAATAATGATTCAAGTTGTTGATTACGAAAATAAAAATTTAGGAAGAATAAAAAATTATGATGAAAAATTTTTAAATACAATAAAGGATAAAAATTTAATTGATGTTTATGACAGAGAAAATAATATAATAAAATTAATGACAGAAGAACAATTTATTGAATATGGAAAACTTTTAAGAAAAGAATATAGAGAAAAAAATAAAGATAAAATCAAAGAATCAAATAAAAAATATAGAGAAGAACACAAAGAAGAAATTGAAAAATATAGGGAAGAACATAAGGAAGAAATAAAATTAAAACAAAAAGAATATTATGAAAATAATAAAGTTTTAATTAAAGAAAAATCAAAATTATACAGAGACCAACATAAAAATGAATTGAAAGAAAAGAAAAAAATATATAGGGAATTGAATAAAGAGAAATTATTAAATTATGATAAACAATATTATCATAATAAAAAACAAGAAAAAATAAATGAATTATTAGAATTAGAAAGAAAAAAAGAAGAAAAGAAAGCATATCAAAAAAAATATTATGAAGATAATAAAGAAAAAATAAAATTATATAAACAACAATATTATAAAAAAATTGATTAAAAATAATAATATTTAATTATATATAAAAATGGAACAATACTTTTCATATTATAAAAATGAAATAGATAATTTTTTAAATAATAATGATTATAGTGATAAATATGTTTATGGTGGATCAACAGAAAAAACATCAATTAAAAGAAAGAATGAACACATAAGAGATAAAGACCCTGAAGAATGTAATTCAAATTGGAAAATTAAAAAAATTACAAGTTTAAATATTACAGATGAATTAACAATAACACAATATGAAAAACTTGTAAAAAAAATAGAAAATTATTTGATAAATAAATTATATGAAAAATATTATTTAAATTGTAAGAATGCTATGAAATTAAATAATAAACCTAAACAAACAGGAGGTAATGGAATAACCGTAAATCAAAATGACAATATAATTTTCTATATATTTTATGGTATTTAAATATTTTATTGTTGTGTCTTATTTAATGTGCTTTTATTTTTTTTTACTTTTGTTATTTTTGGCTTTATTTCTTCAGAATCTGATGAAATATTTTTTACTTTTTGAATTTTACTTATAATGCTTCTTTTAATAATTTTATTATTATCAATAGTTGAATTAATGTCAAAATTAAAATCATTATAAAAGTTCTTTTTAAATAATTTCATTACTTTAATGTTATAAGAAGAACTATCAAGTTGTATTGAATCTTTAATTTTATTAAATTTTGAACTTCTAAATACTTTTTCAATTAATTCAAGATTTTTATCATCATCATAAATACAATATGCCCATTGTGTTAAACCATATTCACCTTTTTTATCACAATAAAATCCTGCTCCATTTGAAAATATAAATTTTGATTTACCAAAATGACCCTTTTCATTTGTGTTTGAATATCTTAACGATAATTCATTATTTTTATTTATTGAATAAACAACTGGATACTTAAATTCATTATTTTTATTTTTTGAAACCCATTTTTTATCTGCTCCATAATCACTTCTATAATAATTTACATCTAATATATTATCATTATTTTTTGCTAATAAAATATTAATTTCATCAAACATCATATTTGGTATAAAATTCCAATTTTTTAAATTTATTTTATTTATTTTACCATCTTCACTTTTAATTATTGTATCATTGATGTATTCTTTGTTTTGTAATATATACCAATCATAACGTGTTGAACATTTGAATGTTTTAATACCATCATTTACATTGTGAATTTCTAAATATATTATTTGTTTATCTTTTATTAAATTTAAACACGGATGTTCTAGTTGTCTCCAAACTGCTGGATGAATATATATTAAATAACCATTTTCTTTTAACATTTCATTTAATGATTTTTCAACAAATTTATCCCATAACATATGTCCTTTTCCTTTATTACCACTATCATCATTGTAAGGTGGATTACCTATTATAGCATCAAAATTATCAACACTCCATTTTTTTTTTATATCTAACTCTAATGTATTTCCTATATTTGAATTAAATGAATATTTAATTTCTTTATCATTTCCAGTTCTTGATTGAATTTCACATTTTAATATTTCAGTTGTTATAAATATATTCATTTGTGATATATCTGAATAATACAAACATTTTGTTATTATTATTTTACATCTTTTTTTTTCATCTTGATATTTTTCAGATAAACCATTAAAAAATTTTTCAAATATTTTCATTACAAAATTACCTTTACCACAACAAGGTTCAAAAACTTTATTTTTTTCTTTCCAAAAATCTTCTGGCATTTTATCTAACATTTCTTCAACTAAATGTATAGGTGTTGGTATTTCTGCATTATTTTTTTTTTCTTCAATTGATGGGATAAAATGTTTAGCTATTAATTGATGTATTTTATTAGCTGGTGCATTTTGATAAATTTCTCTTATATTATTAATAATTTCATCGTTAGAATTCATTATCTTTATTATACTATTAATAGAATTTTTATTTAAGATAATCTTTTTATTTTTCAAAATATCATATATAATTCCTTTTGTTTCATCGTTTATAAACATATCATTAAAATTTAAATTTGTATATGTTCTTGATAATAATGAAAGCAATGGAATTAACACACGAGAACATATTTCTTTAAGAATTCTTTTTTGTTTTTGCATTTTATCTTCATTTTCAATTTCTAATATTTCATCTTCTTCATTTTCTATTGTTTCATTATCTTTTGAATAATTGTCATTTAGTTTCATTGTTAAACCTTTTGGACATTCTATTTGTTCTCCTAATAAATCTGAATTAATTATTTTTGGTTCTACTTGATTAGTTGAATTATCCCAAGTAAATTCCAATGCTATTTCATCTTTATCTAAAATAATATCATCATCTACAACAATTATTTCATTGAGTAAAGTTGAATCATCAATATTTGATAAAATATTTTGTGCTTCTTTATTATAATATTCTGTAATTTCAAATGTTTTTATATTTCCTTTATTTATTTCAGATGGATTGAATAAAAATATGTTATTTTCATAAAAATATTTTAAAATTTCACCATTAGTTTTTGTTGTTTTAGTTATTTTTCTATGTTTATGTATAATATCATTTAAAAATAAATAAGTTCTTTGGATATTCATATCTACGTTTATTCCAACAGTTTTTCCTTCTGCTTCTGTCAATGCTCTTGAAAATCTTTGTCGTTGATTATCTAAATTATGTCCATCATCTAAAGATATTGTTGTATCACATAAATGATATGTTATACCAACACCACCTTTATTACCTAATAATAAAATACATCCTTTCTTATTTTCTTTTTTTGTTTTATCTAAAATAGTTTTAATATATTCATTATATTCTTCCTTACAATCTGACGAATCATCAATAGAATTTGTATATTCTATATTGTAATCTATCCATAATTTATATTTGGTTATAAATCTTTTAATATTTGTTTGTAATTGTGATATATTATTATTACCTGTGTGAGTTGGTAAATACATTAAAAATAATTTTGGATTTTCTTTTTCTGATAATCTTGATTTATAAAATGATTGTGTTTCTTCTATTTTTTTCA